GTGAACTTCACAAGTATTTCAAAGAGACGTTGCCCAAATACGGATTTGAGTACATTACTCGCAAAGATCCATATCCGTATCAACGCTAACATAAAGGCGGTGTTGTTATGCAAAATTTGAACAAAGCCGAAAATATTTCTTTGCTTGATAAAAAAATTATCGAACAAAAAAACATCATCGTTGAGCTAAGAAAAGAACTAGAAAATCTATGGGAAGATACAAACGAAAAGCGAGCTGATAACACGCCCTTTGACGTTCCTATGTCAAGCGAAGAATATGACGAATTTGCGCCACTCAGAAATGCGGAGCGTCAAGGTTATATTGAAATAGGAAGGTATGACATAATTCGGTGCATACTAAAAGAAGAGGAAATTGATCAAGCGGAAGCCGATTTGGAAGAATTGCAATATGAGATGGCGGAGCTTTTAGGAGTAGACCCCGACGAATATATCGAACAAACAACATAGCGATTATTAAGGCACTCGCGGATGAGTGCCTTTTGTATTGGCAAAAATAAACGAAAAGTGAGGGGAGGCATGATGCACGATGAAAACATAAAACCGTGGGACAGACAGCAAGGCGAAGGGCGCAGAGCTTACGAGGCTTTTTGCATTTTTCGCGATTTGGGCGAAGGGCGAAGTTTACCGAAAGTTACCCAAAAGTTGACAAAAAGCCGTACCTTGATAAATCGTTGGGCGCGACAATTCGACTGGCAACGGCGCGCCGATGCGTGGGACGCGTCAATCACCGAGGCGGCACGACAACAAGCGGCGGCAGAATACAAAGAGATGATAATGCGGCAAAAGACAATCGGCCATATGCTACAGGTCAATTCTGCCAACAGCATACAAAAGCGCGGCCTTGACAAAGCATCGTTTCACTCGCTGGCCGAATTTATTCGGTTGGGCGTGGATATGGAGCGGTCGGCGTGGGAAATGACGCGAGCGCAAGAGAGCGCGAAAGACAGCGGTATCACCTTCACATTCAGCCGCACGGAGGGCGCAAATGATTGATATAGCCAAAATAACGTCCCCGGCCTTTGATTCGGTGTTCTGGGACGTGCAAAAACACAGGCACACCCACTACTGGCTGAAAGGCGGGCGCGGGTCGTGTAAATCGTCCTTTGTGTCGGTTATCCTGCCGATTCTGCTACTTCAAAATCCAGACTGTCACGCCGTAGTTCTAAGAAAAGTGGCCAGTAAAATAAAAGGCAGCGTTTACAGTCAAATACAATGGGCACTTGACCGACTGGGCATAGCCGACCGATTCACCTATATCAAGTCGCCCTTTGAGATAACCTACAAAGCCACCGGGCAGAAAATTTTCTTTTTCGGCGTGGACGATCCGACGAAGGTAAAATCTTTCAAGCCGCCGTTTGGTTATGTGGGGCTGGTGTGGCTGGAGGAGCTTGACCAATTTGCGGGCATGGAGGAAATACGGAGCCTGAATCAATCGCTACTTCGCGGCGGGGCAAAGTATTGGGAGTTTTGCTCCTACAATCCGCCGAAAAGCCGGGATAATTGGGTCAATGAAGAGACCCTTTTCGATGACCGTGACCGCCTGATCCATCATTCGACTTATGAGAGCGTTCCCCGCGAATGGCTCGGCGATGAGTTTTTCCTAGCGGCTGAAAAGCTCAAAGCGAAGAATGAAACTCTGTTCCGGCACGAGTATCTGGGCGAAGTCACCGGCACAGGCGGCGCGGTGTTTGAGAACGTGGAGGATAGGGGTCTGACCGATGAAGAAGTGGCAAATTTTGATAAATTGTATTACGGCCTTGATTTTGGTTTTGCTATTGATCCCTTGGCTTTTGTTGTCATGCACTATGATTCTGCTCGCGAAATACTTTACATTTTCGCCGAAATCTACAAGCGGAAACTGTCAACCGCAGCGGCCATACGGGAGATTGACGTACTTGCGCGGGGGAAAGTGATATTCGCCGACAGCGCAGAATCCAGAACAATCAATTCATTTAGGAGCGGCGGGCTTGACATCTACGGGGCGAAAAAAGGCGCGGACAGCGTGGAACACGGGATAAAGTGGTTGCAAGAGCGGACAAAAATCATCATCGACAAACGTCGCGCCCCGAACACCTACCGCGAATTTGTCAGCTACGAGTACGAACGCACCAAAGACGGGCAATTTATCAGCGCATACCCGGACAAAAACAACCACGCCATTGATGCCTGCCGCTACGGACTCTATCGCGTGATGCAGAATGATCGCATTGTGACGCGGCGGATTAACTATTGAGGGTGATAATGTGCATTACAATTACAATCTGCTCCGGGACGCGTATTTTAGCACCGGGGGATTTGAGACAGGCAGCTATCTGGAACGGCACAAGCGGGAAACCGACGAAGACTACAGGACACGGCAGAAAATAGCCCATTATCCGAATTATTTTGCCTCTATCGTCAATGCGCTCGTTGACCCGGTATTTAAGCGCAAGCCGCTTAGGGATTATGAGGGCGGCGCGTCGGTGTTCTTAGAGCCGTTTCTGCAAGACGTGGACGGCAAGGGCACAAGCATAGCAACCTTTATGAAACAGTCGGCGATTATCGCGAAAATCTACGGCGTGGCTTTAATCGTGGTGGACAACGTGACTGACGACGCGCCGACGGTGCAAGACGCGCTGGACAACCGCGCTTTTCCTTATGCTTACATCGTCACGCCGGACAACGTGGAGGATTACGGCCTTGACCGAACGGGACGGCTGGATTATGTACGATTCCGCGAGATTGAGAGCATTGCGGACGGCACAATCAACTACCGCTATACAAGGTTTGACCGCAACGGCTGGCAAATATGGGGCGCAAAGGGCGGCAAAAGTGAGGGCGAATACCCGCTTGGCCTTGTGCCGGTGGTGCCGTTATTCTCGCGGCTGTTGGAGCAACAAACACTATTCCCCGCGCCGGAGTTTATGCCGCTTGCCAAAGCCGCCAAAGCGATTTACAACTATTCGTCGTGGCTTGATGAAATTTTGTATAATCAGACCTTTCCGATTCTCACGATTCAATCCCTTGACGCGAAAGATGTCACCGTCGGCACGAATAACGCGCTTGGTTATTCGCCGGACTGTAGTCACGCTCCGGCTTTTATCGCGCCGCCATCCGATCCGGCCAACGTGCTTTTGAGCAAAATAGCCCAAACGGTGCAAGAGATGTACCGCATGGCGAGCCTGTCTTTTGTGGGGGACAATCCGAGCACGGCCAGCGGGGTGGCGCGTCAATGGGAATTTGAACGCACCAACCAACAACTGGCCAATTTTGCGGCGCAGTGCGCGGCGGCAGAAACGCAAGTAATGAACATTTTCGCCCGTTGGGTTGGGAGCGAGATAAATTACACCGTATCTTACCCGCAAGATTTTGGCATCGTGGACTTGGCGGCGGAACTCACCGAGGCGCAAGCGGTTCTGGATATGGGGTTGACCCACGGCCTAAGCGAGGAAGTTTTGAAGCGAGTTCTTGCGGCCTATTGCCCGGACATAAGCGACGAACGTTTTGATGAACTTGTAGAGGAATTAAGGCAAGAAGAAATCGACCGCCAAAACGCCGAAAAGGAGATGCAAGCAAACTTCGCCGCCGGGAGCATCGAGGATAAAAACGAAAACGACCAACCGCCGGGGGAAGTGAGCAAAATTGAACTCACCGATTAAGGCCGCGCTGTCTTGGTTTACGCGCAAGTTCCAAGAAATAGTCGGGGACTTGCCCAAAGACATTCAGACGGAAATAAACAACGATGTCGCGCCGCAACAGGCCGTTAATAACAGTTTCAAAAAGCAAGGCATTTTCGGCAAACTTCGCCAACGTGTCACGGAGGTTATCGAAAAGGCGGCGGGGATCGGATTGGGACAGAAACCGAAGCCGATGCCGGAACTTCATACGGCTTGGGACGCGTCGAAAATGCGGCTGTCGGAAAAGCTCCACGGCACGGACGCGAAAATGCGAGCAGCGATAGTTGACACCATACGCGAACAGCTGAAACTGGGCAAACACGCCAAAGACGCGGCCTTGGCACTCTACGACGGGTATAACAGCGGCAAGCACGTTGTCCGGCAACAACAACTCCCGGTGTATATGCAAAAAATCGTCAACTTAGCGCGGCGGGGCGAACTTACGGACGATGAAAAAGCCGCGTTGCAAAGGCTGATTCGCCGCGCCGAACAACAGACCGCCAAAATGGGGGCGAAGGGCGCACCAAACAAAGCCCTAAAAACCGCTTATAACGAACTTTTGCGAGCGGTGGAGAAAGGCGCGGGCAAAGCCTTGGAGCGGGGAATAAAAGTCGCGGTGGAGGAAAAAAGCCGCTATGTGGCCGAACGCATAGCCAGAACAGAGGCGGCGCGGGCGTGGGCAGAAGCGTTTCACGCTCGTTACAAAGACGACGACGAAGTTTTGGCGTATAAGTGGCAACTGGGGAGCCGACACCCCAACTTCGACGTGTGCGATATGTACGCAGAAGCGAATTTGTACGGCTTAGGCAAGGGTATTTTCCCGAAAGACAAATGCCCCACGCTCCCGGCACACCCTCATTGCCTTTGCCACTTGACCCCGGTGTACAAGGGTGAAACCGACTTGACCGGGGAGAAAGACAGAGTAAAGCAAGGCGGCGATGCGTGGCTGGCGGGGCTAACCCACGCCGAACGGTGCAAGGTGCTGGGGCTTGACGGGGCAAAGGCGTGGGAGAGCGGCGCGGGGGATTGGCGGCAAAATATGCGCGGGTATTCGTCGGAGACGTTGGGGACGCGCTTGACGGAGGCGGCGGGGCGTGGTAAAATTCAGAGTATGAGAGGCAGAAATTTGGCTAAGGCTATCGACTCAATTATTTTGGTTGATGACGTAGATGAACATAAATTTTCGCCTATGGATATTTTGAGCGAATTGAAAAAATCTCCGATAGGCCGTGAAACTATCAAACGCATAGAAAATAGTGATGTTATCATTAGCATCATTGACGAAAAACAAGCGTATACGGACAGAGGCGACCAAAAAGGCAAAAACATAAGGATATTTTCTGATAATATCAAGAATCAACGTGTTGCCGGTCAAACGGTGATTCACGAGATGACGCATTATTGGTATAATATCGGCGGGTGCCAACACGCTGAAGCCATATGTTTTGCTATGGAAAAAATGCACATTTTGGGTAGGGATTATTTAACAAAAACTGAATGGCAACAAATGGTTAAGTTAGCAGTTGATAATTATACAATGTATGAATGGGAGGATGGCGGCTATGGGGACTACTCAAAATTCGACTTCGTACGGTAATGTTTTGTGCGCTGAATGCGGCAAAGGTTATTACAAGCCCGTAAACCCTAAGTCTGAGATAAATTATTGCTTTGTGTGCGATAATTGCGGCAGTCACTGGAACAGGGATCCTGCCGTTGAAGTCAATTAGGATGTGACAACATGGAGCAGAAAGGCGATATAACCTTTGAGATGGTGATGCCGAAAGGCGGCATCGACGAGGCGTTGGGAACAACAAAAAAACTATGTGAGGCGAATTTAGGGCTTACGCTCCACATAGTTTTTAAGGACGCATATTGTTGTAATGCAGCGGCGAATATGCCACTACTGCCACCGTGGGCTTAAAAAAGCACCTACCGAAAACGGAGGTGCTTTTTTGATGGGCAAAATGGAGGTTGCATAATGGACGAAGAAAAAGAATTTACTATCGGCGAATGCTTAGACAGAGCGGCGAAAAGTGTTGTGGATAACTATTGCAAGTCGCAAGCAGTAATGGCTATAGGTGTATGGTTAGAATTGGTGGAAAAACTCGCCATTGAATACAATCGCAGAGTGTAACTAACTTATGCCTTTCCGCAGAAAGACTCTGCCCGCAGGCTTAAAAGAACGGTGTTTTTTTGTGTCCAAAATCCGGGCGATTGAGGGCGAACGAGAGGAGAAAAACAAAATGGCGTACAGTTTGGAGCAGATTTACGAAGCCTTGGGCAAGGTCGAAAACGGCGGGGCGATGGTGGCCGATTTGCAAGAGGCAATCAGTAAGACCCGAAACGAAGCGGCGACGAGCCGCCTTGACCGCAACAAAGTGCTGGACGCGCTGGGCTTGCGGAACACCGAAAACAACGCCGGGGGGCTTGACGCGTCCTTGGCGAATTTGACGGCGACGCTTACCGCGCTGAAGCAATACGGCGAGCCGGAGAGTTTGGGCAAACAGCTCGGCGACCTCCAAAACCAAGTCAAGGAACTGGCGGCAAAGTACGAAGCCAGCGAGAAAAAAGCCAAAGAGGAACACGATAAGCGCGTCTCTCAGTCAATCGAAACGCAACTTGTGGCCGCGCTCACCGAGGGAAAAGCCGTCAGCCCCAAGGATTTATCGAAATTGCTCCGTGACAGCGTGGCCGTCAAAGATGACGGCGGCATCGTGTACAAAGACGGCGACAAAGAAAGCTCGCTCGCTGACGGCGTGAAGAATTGGCTGGCCGCCAACAAATGGGCGGTGAAAAACGAAACCACGCGGGGAGCTGGGAGCGGCACGAACGGCGGCGAAGGTGGCGGCAAAAAGTACACCATGGACGACATCAAAGGAATGACTCGGGAGCAGATAAATGCAAACTGGGCGGAAATAAGTAAAGGAGTTGAGCAGTAATGGCTATCAATACTTTTATCCCGGTAATCTGGGAGGCGCGTCTGTTGGCGCACCTTGATAAAGCGTTGGTTTACGGGAATTTGGTCAATCGTGATTATGAAGGTAATATCAGCAAGGCCGGGG